GGCGGTAATGGCTACCGATAAACCAAACGTTAAAGTAGCCATCAATGCTTTTGCGGCCACGACTGAGCCGCCCAAAGCCACGGTTAAGCGGTTGGTTGCTGCGGATAACAACTCCTTCGCCTTGGCGACGGTTACAAGCATAAACGCGCTATCCTTGTTTAAGGCGTTCGCTACTTGCTGCAAACCCATTGTTATGGACATAAGGGCCTGCACCTTCAACATTATTTTTTGAAGGTTTTCGTTTTCTCCGGCGAAAAGGGCTACCGCGCCTTGTGCCGTGCTGAACGCTCCGGCTACGCCACTAAGTCCGGCTATCATTCCTTGAAGCCCGGCGTTATCGTGGCTAAATATTCGGGCCTGTGTCTGTGCGTCGCCTATGGCGTTGGCAAGTCGCCCGGCTTCCTGTTGCAACTTTCGGAAGGTGTCCGTTCCGCGTAGCCCGGCTTCTTCCATTTGTCCTAACTGCTCCCGGACGTTGCGGAGCTGCGTCCTTAACGAAATTTGGGCGTTGGCGTTCTGCTCGGCGGCTTGCTGTGCCTTCTTTAACTGCTGTTCCTCACGCAGAAGGGCGTCGGCCTGCTTCCCGGTTTCGTCTATTACCTGTTGGCGTAGGTTTATTTCTTCCCTTATTTGGGCTTGCTTTGCTTGTAGGGCTGTGGCTTCTTCCTTATTCCCGGCGGAAAGTGCCTTAGACGCTTCCACGCCGAGGCGTTTATATTCGTCTTCCAACTCTCTAATAACAGCCTTATTGGTGTCTACTATTACGTCTATGTTGGCAAAGGCTTTGTCAATGGCTTGGGCGGCTCGGTTAAACGCTCCGTCCATCTCCTTTCCACCTAATACCGCCGCGCCTTGAAACTCCTGTATAGCCTTCTTACTTTCGTTAAGAACGCTAAGGAGTTGTTTGTTGGTGCCGGAAATTTCAAACAACAGCCCGCCGCCTTGTATATTCATCGGTTAATACGGTTTATTAAGTCCATTACTTCCGCCGCGTTCTCGTCGGTAAGGGCTATTTCCGTGGTGTCGCCGCTGGAACTGCTTCCGCTTTTACCCTTTTCCTCGACGCCGGGCGCGTCTATTAACATTCGTTGTACTGCTCCCCACGCTATACCGTGGAGAAGGTAGTCCAACGTCCAGCCGAAGTGTGCGCAAACGGAACCCCGGCGGCCGTGTGGACTTTTTAGGCCTGTTGCTCTATACGAGTCGCTTCCGGTTCGCTTGTTCGCGTTGCGCTCATCAACCGCATAGAGTTCACAAAATCCCCTAAGTTGCTTACGTTCGTTATGATAATAGCCAACGTCAGCAACTCGGACGGTTTAAGCGTATGGAAGAAAAGCCGGGTAAGGTCGCGTAGTGCATTGCGGTCTTCCTTCCGGCGGTAGGTCGTGCCGTCGAAGGTCGCTATATAGTAGTCTTCGCCCAATACTGCGGTAGCCACGACTTCGGCGAGCTGCTTGGCTTCCTTGTTGGCTAAGGCGCGGGCGGTGCGTAGGTAGTCGTCGTCGCCTAACTTGGTTTCGTCTATCTCCATTTGAAGCCAAAGAAGGCTAAGGCGGTCTAAGGTGGCTAAGGTCGGTTCTTTGATGGTGTAAACCTTCGTTTCCGTTACCTTATCACGCCGACGGAAGAAGCCCCAAAAGCCGGGCTTCCGGGTGTAGTGCGTTATCTCTACGTCGAACGTAACGCCTTCGCCTATCATCTTCCGCAGTTCGGTCTGCTCACGGGTAAGGGCTTCTAATTTTTCGTCTTGTGTCATTGGTCGTAAATGTTAAGACGGCCCCGGAACTATGTAGCGGGGCCGTCCGGGTTGGTGGTTGTGAGTCGTCTTCTTAGCTCCCGGCGGGCGGGTTGACGTAGCCGACGTAAAGTTTTTTAAGGCCTGACGTGTTCGGCTTCATCACGGTGGCGGTTACTTCAAGAAGAAGCAGGCCCTTCTTGGAAAATTCGCCGTTGAACTTCGCCTTAATCTTGGCGCGGGGAACCTGGAACTTCAAGCCCTTGCGCGGAAGAATGATAAGCGATTCTTCGACGGTTGCCGCTACGTCGGGGTACGCCCAAATATTCGTAGCGATTTCGCCGCCGAAAAGTCGTTTAAGGGTGGTTAGGTCGGGGTTCATGACCGAAAAAGTGAAGGTAGTTTTACCGGCCTTTTCGATAGTTTCGATGGGGTCGTCTTCTTCCTCGGCGTAAAACTCCGTTTCCTCTCCGTCTTCCTGCGACATCTTGGCGGTGTCTTGATAGGTAAGTCCGTAGGGGGTATAGCCCGTTTCGGTAAAGTTCGCCGTGGTCGGCTCGCCCTGCTTACCTAAAATTTTGGATAGTCCTAATGTTACTACCATAGGGTTTCGGGGTTATTGGGTTAATGTATATTCCAGCTTATTCTCAAATTGCGGTGGTGCTGCTTTACCTCAATTTCTTTTATTGTCGTGTCGCTCTCTATCCAATATTCTAAGTCGTCCACGTTCTGCGCGTCTAAGTGTGCAAACAGGGCGTCGCCAATCATGCGTAAGCGTTCCCGGTCGGCTTTGCGCTGTTCCCGTCCGTGTATCTTTACCTTCTTGTCGGGGGCGAAGATATTTACGTTTGAGGTGCCTGTCTGCGGTTTTTCGCCTGTTACGGTTATAGTGTTTATTACTATGTCCTCGGCTTCGCTGTCGTCCGGGCGTTCGCCCTGCACGAATACGCCCCCGGAAATTTTGACCTTCCCGGAAGTAACGGCGTCCTTGACTATCTTGTAGAGGATGTCGTCGGTGTCTATGCTGCTGCAATGCTTCACTACTTAAAGGCGTTTTGAACGTTTGTTACTAAGTCGGCTAACTCTTTGGCTATTTGTTTTTCGGCATACTTCTCGGCGGAAGTCAGGACGTCGCGGCCTTTGCTCTCGACGTGAACGGCGTAGTTCATACCCGCTACCACGACTAAGGCGTAGCCGTCGGTCTGACGGCTTCCAACTTGAAGGGCTAAACGCTGCCCTTCGTTAACTCCCGCGTGGCCGCCCTTGACTGCTCCGAAGGAAACATTTACGGGCTTGCCGTCCTTGACGACGACGTAGCCAATAGACGAGCGTAGGTTTCCCGTTTGGTCGTGAAAACCGCGCTCCGGGGGTATCAGCTTCGCTAACTTTACGGCTTCTTCCCCTACGCGGCAAAGGCTTTCTATTATCTGCCTTTCCACTTCGGCGAGGAACGCCTTAAAGGTTTCGTCTATGCTGCCCTTGAAGTTTGCCGTTATACCCATAGCCTACAATGAAGTCGCCCGTTATCGAATTTCAAGCACTCGCCAATAATCCTAACTGCTCCTTCCGCCTGTGCGTCCTGTAAGGCTTCGTCGGTAAGCTCTGACGGTAGCAGTTCGCGGTCGGCTGCGGCCACTTCCTGGCCCAATCCTACGCGCTCCGTTCCCGCCGGAAGTTGGATAAGGGAAGCGAATGTTATAAACCTACCGTTCGCCGCCTGTATCTGCGTTCCCTTGCCGTTGGTTTCTTCCCGGCATGAAGCGTGAAGTTTCCACGCTGCCCCGGTTGTCTGCCAACTGCCGTTAGCGTCCTGTACTGCTTCCCCGCCGCTGTTGCGGACGTAAAGGAAGTGCGGGTATTGGTTGTTTATAATGTCTTGAATTGCTACCATATCCGGCTTCGGTTTTTAACCTTCGGCGCGTTGGCGGGTGTTATCCCCAATTCGCCGCAAGTTTGATTATACCAAAACTTAATAGCGTCCCAATTCCACGAAACGGAATAGCCGCCTTCGCTGACGTTCGCCAACGGTATAATAGAGCCGAACTCTTTACAAAGGGCGGTTTTCGCCGTCCTTACGTCTACTTCGGCTTCGGGGTCGGGAATTAGCCCGGCTTGGTTGGCTAAAATCAGTTCCGCGTCTGCTGCGGCTACGCCGAAGCGGGAAGCGGTGCGGGTTATCCATTCTTTGTAGGTCATCGTTGGAAGGGGTTAAGCCGGGAAGTTCCGTTACGTCGTGTTCTTGCCGATAACGACAGCCGGGTCGGGCTAACTGCACTTACGAGGTGCAAAGAAGCACGACGCGCCGAAACTCCCCGGACGGTTAGGGTTAGTGGTTCCACTTATTAGCGTCGGTAGACATAAGCCAACTATCGGATGAAGTTTCCCACGCGGGGAAGGCGTTAGCAATACCCATCGTCACTTCTTCAAGCGGTTCCTCGTTGGCGAACTTCTTAATAAGGGTGTGGCCGTTGAGGGTCTTGAGGGCTACCGAACCCTTTACGTTAAGGTCGGCGGGACGTTTCCAGAAGGTATGGCCCAAAACCTTGCTTGCGCTGAACATTACCACGTCGTTAACGAAGGGGTTGCCACTGAACGGGCGGCTTCCGTCGCCTAATTCGATGGTTATGTCTTGGTCGATGACAATGATTTGAAGCCCGTAAAGGTAGGAAAGTCCACGAAGGGCGGTGTTTACCTGTTCGAGGCTCGGTGTCTGCTGAACGCCGAGTGCGTTGGCGGCGAAGGAAGCACACGTTTTCTGCACTTCTTCGGTTTCCGTGAAGGTGGCGAAGGTTTCCGTAGACATAAAGGCGTACTTCAACGTAACGCCCTTCTTCTTGGCGGATTTTACAACAGCCTTGAAGTCCTTTGTAATAGGACGGGCGGCGGTAGAATTAGCCCACGAAGCGGAACCGGTTTGGAAGCCTACCTTTTGTTCTTCGGGGATAAGGTAGTCTACATCGTATTCGGTAAGTACCGAAGTGTTGTTTTCGTTGGTAAGCGTAATTTTGCCGAGCGAAATGGACTGCAACGCTATCCACTCCAAACGGGCGGCTACGCCGTCCCAACAAAATTTAGTATCTTCGGCCCACGCTTCCACAAGTGCGCGAAGGTCGGGGTTCTTCGACGTGCGGGCTATCATAAGTTCGTAGTCGTCGAGTTCTTCCTCGTTCTTGGTGCGCTTAATGGCAATTTTGGGGATGTCGCCCTGAATACGGGCTATTGCCTCGCGGGTCTTTTTGTCAATGGTTGCGCCACGGGCTACGAGGTCGGCAGCAATTTTAAGCCCTATTCGCGTTTCCAACGCCTTCCACGTTAGGGAGTAATTCTCCTTCAACGGGAAAAGTGTAGGATAGTAGAAGGGTTTAAGGTCGTAGGTCTTGACTACGCCCGCCATATCCTGTTCGTTAAGCCCCTGCATTAAAGTAGGTATCATAACTTATTGTTGTGGCTTGTTGGTTAGATGAATTTAATTGTAGGAAGGGCGGCTTTAATCGCGTCGCTAATCGGGGGGCAAAGCGCGGTTTTGAACTGCCCGAAGGTTACGGCCGGGACGGGGGTGTTAGTAAGTGCTTCCACCGGGTAAGAGTCGCCGACGCAAGCGAAGGGGGCGTATTTGAACGCCGAAACGGTTGCGCTTTCTTCTTTGGCCTGGGTAAGCACTCCACCGACGGGAATAGCCGCGCCGAGGGTTGTTCCTACGGTTACGGTGTCGTGGGTCTTGGCGGTGGTGTCAATGGCTGTAATAGCGTATGACTTCGCGCCCGTCTTGAACATCACGAAGTCGCCTACTTTGAAGTGGTGCCCCTTGGCTACCTTGTAGGCGGTGGCGGTGCTTGTGGCGGCTTCCGTTACTTCTGCCGTCTTGACGAGGTGGTAAATACCCGCTTCGTCGGGGGAAATAACGGAACCTTCACGAAGGGGAACGCCGGGGATAAGGTCGGCGACGCTAACGGTTACACCGTTGGGAACGTCGGCGAGGTTGTGCGTACAGGCGTGGGCGGTTCGCTCGTCCTGTTTGCGTGTGTATCGCATAAATCCCATTTTCGTTGTCGGTTTAGGGGGTTGTTAAATTTCCTTCCCTGTAAGGGTCGGGTTGTTGTCACTCTGCGAAGCGATGTAGTCTGCTACGCCTTGGCTAATACCTTCTTTAGTCACGGCTCCAAAGAGGGGCTTATCGTGGCCTTGCAGTCCTTTGTCGCTTTGCTCCTGTGCAATGCCGTCGAGGTCGGCCTGCACTTCGTTTAAGTACCCGTTAAAGTCGTCGTCGTCCTTGAAGGTGGGGGCTACGCGGTCGAAGCTGCGCAGCATCATTTCGCGCTGCTTGCCCTCAATCTTGGCGGCTTCCAACTTCGCTACAAATTGTTCACGGCGGGTGGCTGTGGTTTTCTCGGCACGTAGGCTGTCGTAGCCTTCGCGTATTGCCTTGTTTTCCTCGCGGATAATTTCGCGTATCTGCTCGGCTGTCAATGCTCCCGCCGGGGCCGGTGGTGTCTGCTGTCCGGGCTGAGGTTCGCCGCCGGGCTG